GTCCTCTGCTCCGAAGTAAACGAAGAAGACCACTTCGACGAAGCCAAAATCAAACAACTCACCGGCGGCGACACACTAACCGCCCGATTCATGCACCAAGACCACTTCACATTCACCCCCACCCACCAGCTATGGCTCATGGGCAACCACAGACCCACCGTCAAATCCGGTGGGCACTCATTCTGGCGACGCCTAAGACTCATCGAGTTCAACCGCGAAGTACCCGAAAACAAAATCATCGACGACCTCCAAGGAATACTCGCCACCGACCACGGCCCCGCATTGTTGTCCTGGATCATCGCCGGCGCCGTCGCCTACGCACAGGGCGGACTCCAAGAACCCGCCTCTGTCAAAACCGCCACCGAGAGCTACGCCCACGACCAGGACACCGTCGCCCGGTTCCTCGAGGACGCCTGCCACCTCGGCGGCGGTGACCAGGTCCAGGTCAAGGCATCGATCGTCCGCAACGCATACGAACGTTGGTGCCTCGAAGCCGGCGAAACACCAGTCACAGCGAAGGCGCTCGGGGGCTCACTGGCCAGAGCTGGAGTCGACACCCGCGCCGCCCACTCAGGACGCTTCTACCTCGGGATCACCGTCCTGAACTCAGACCCAGAACCTGTCGCGCCACCCGACGACGACGACGAACCAGACAGCGGATGGTACCGATGATCTGGGCCAAAACCTGTCGCGCTTCGCAAAACCTGTCGCGCCCGAGGTCAACAACCCGGAACACCTGTCGCGGGCGCCTATCTAAGCACGGTCAACAACCCGGAACACCTGTCGCGGGCATTCACAGCAAACTCACAGCGCGACAGATTGCGACAGATTTCCTATTTGTAGACCTATTACTCGCGGGTCCGCACACACAGGCGCACAGCAACCACCTAGCAAACCTGTCGCAACCTGTCGCGGAGCGGGGCTCAAAATGACCGCCAAGATGCCCGCCTGGCTCACCCGCCACCTCATCCAAACCGGCGTCATGACCACCGACTACGTCACCAAGAAATCCAAACACCGACGCTGCCCAACCTGTGGACTCTTCACCCTCGTCGGCCTCGACGAGTTCCCCCACCGCATCGCCGTCGACATCATGCCCACCACCAGCGCCGGCGAGCTCTTCGCCCTCCTCACCGGCCGCCGATCCTTCGCCCTCGACGTCGACGAGCTCTACGAACGCACCGCCGGCCGCCTCCTGTTCCGCCCAGCCGACACCCACCCCGTCTACATCACCCACGAATGCCATTCCCTACCACTACCAATCAACGAGCGTTTCATGCCCAAACAACCAGCCAGCCAAACCGGCGACATCCCCTTCTGATGAAAGGACAACCAATGCAAATCCTCGCCATCGACCCAGGAAACACAGAATCCGGATACGCCCTCATCGACAGCATCACCTACAAAACTCTCAACGCCGGGAAGATCACCAACTACCTGCTTCACGACTGGATCATTCGCGGCGACTTCAACAACGTCGACTACGTCTCCATCGAGATGATTGCGTCTTATGGAATGGCGGTCGGTAAAGAAGTCTTTGAGACGTGCGTGTGGATCGGCCGATTCCTCGAGCTCTTCCAGACCTCCGACGTCGACCTGGTCTATCGGCGCGACGTCAAGCTCCACCACTGCCACTCGAGCAAGGCCAAAGACTCCAACATCACCCAAGCACTCGTTGACCGGTTCGCGTCTGGCGTGTCCAATCACGGCAAGGGCACCAAGAACGCGCCCGGCTGGTTCTACGGCTTCCGGGCCGACATCTGGGCCGCCTACGCCCTCGCCGTCTACACCGCAGACACGTTGTCCACGGACGTCCGGTCTGGGTCTTATGCGCGTGAGGTGGCTGCGTCGTGATGTCGGAGCCGTGCCGTCATGAGCGTGCTGACGCGGTGGCTGTGCATGGTGCTCTTGGTGCGGCGCAGCTGGAGATTGAGCGGCTGAAGGCCGAGCTGGCTGGCGAGTGCGCTCACACTGCGTTGTCGCTGATCTACCGCCAAGAGCGCGATGACGCGCTGGCCACGATCGAGCGGGTCAGGGCGCTGACTGACCGCTGGCAGTTCGTGAGTGTCGCTGACATCCGTGCCGTGATCGAGCCGCGCTGCACCTGTTCCGGCGTCACGTCTCAGCACGGCGTGGATCAGAACTTCGGCCCGGACAAGGTCTGGCGCCCCCGGACAAGGTCTGGCGCTGTGACGAGTGCGACCGGATCTGGGAGCCGTCGTCGTGAGGCGTCTGCTGTGGCTGCTCGCCCGGTACGCAGGCCAAGCCACCGGCCGTGTCCTGGATGCCGCCTGGGATCGCGCCCTGGACGCTATCGAGCGGTTGAACGCGAGACGGGTGCGCAGCGGTCAGGAGCTGGACGACTGATGCGCCACGACGGCCTGTGCGAGCGCGACAGCCACGCGGTGACCATCTTCGGCTTGGGCTGCCAGTGCGCGTCCCGCGCCTACTGGGCTGACCCACTGCCGGACGACGTCACACCGATCTACGCCGAGCCGAAGACACCCGGCCAGGAGGGCGGATGAGCGACCGTTGCGAACTCTCAGACCTGCCTGTAGACCAGTGCGCCTGCCGAGTCCACGCACCCGAGCCGGCGCGGGTGGTTCGCGACTACGTCATCACCGCTCGATTCCCTGCCCGGTTCGACTCCGAGTGTGACGCGTGCGGGAACGCCATGGATGAGGGCGACCCGATCGCTCGCACCGACGCCGGCGACTACATCTGCGCAGCGTGCGCGTCATGATCATCCACTGCCCTCTCTGCGGCGCCGTCCACCCGTCCACCGACACCGACGCGTGTCCGGGTGAGTGCAACCGTGCCTGGGTCGCCGCCGAACGTGTCGCGTGGGACGAGTCACACAACCGCCGCCCGCGCCTCGAGCTGCTCAACCATGGTGTGGCCATGGTCGAAGCCGCGCCCGTCTGGTGCCGCGAATGCCAGGAACACATCACCGCGACGATTGGCGGGTTTCCCGACCTGTGCGCAGGCCTGACCCCCGGCGACCTGAACACGGGCAGGGATGTGCAGGTCGGCCCGCGCGTGGCCGCGATCGTGCCACCCACGATCTCGCCGGCGTGGGACCAGGCCGACGAGATCATCAGGTGGGCCGTCAACACCGAAGACACGTTGCGGGCCCGCATCGGGGACCTCGGTCGCGGCCCGCGGCCGTGGCGCACCCTCAGCTCTGCCGTCTGGTACCTGACCGCGCACGCCACGCCGCTGCTGTGTGGTCCTGACGCTGTGTCGATCGGGTTCGACGTCCTGCGGATGCACCGCCGGCTGCAGTTGGTCACTGGCATGGACAGGGTGGTGCACCGGCTGCCTGGGGCGTGCATGGTCTGCGATCGGAAGTCGTTGCAACGGTCTGATGGCGACGACCTGGTCAAGTGCAAGGCGTGTGGGGCGACGTGGCATTGGGACTACTTCCAGTTCCTGGTGAAGGCCCTCGCTGAACGGCTCACGCCGACGAGGGAGAGGACCGGATGAGACTCACCCTCGAGCTACTACACCACTGCCTCACCGTCGCCATCGAGCACGACGAACCCGAGCGCCCTGAGCGGCACGACACAGAGCTAGACGCTCTTGTCGAACGCTCCGGCAACGACCGTGACTCCTCCGCCGAGCTGGATCACCGCCGACCCATCGGGTTCCACCCATGAGCCCGCTGACACCCCACGACATTGGGCTACTCACCATCGCCGAGGCTGCGCAGATCGCCAAGGTCACCCCCAGCACGATCCGGGTCTGGATCGCCCGGCACAAACTGCCAACCACGCGCGCCCTGGGGCAGGTCATGATCTCCGAACTGGCGTTCCTCGACTGCGAGAAGGCACGCCGCGACACGCCGGAAGGACGCGCTTGGCGGGAAAAGCGCGGCTCGGTGTAGCGTTCATTGCACGCGACCGCATTGTCGCAAACCAACCAGGCCTGGTCCGAGCATCTCGCTCCCGGGCCTCACCTTTGCCCCCGCCGAGCACGCCGGACGACTCCACACAACTGACCCGAGGGTCACCCGCGTCGGAATCGTGTCTCGGCGGGATCAACGACCGGGCGGAGGTCCTGATGGCCGTCACCCAAAGCACCTGGACCCCCGAGCTCGACCAGCAGCTGGTCGACCTGCACGCCCAGGGCCTGTCGCTGCGCGAGTGCGCGACCCGGATCGGCCGCTCCCGTAGTGGTGTTGGTGACCACGCCAAAGCGTTGGGTCTGATTTGGGACCGGGCACAGACCAAGGCCGCGACCGAAGCACGGGTCGCGGACAACCGGACGACCAGGTCCGCTATCGAAGCCGGGCTGCTGGCTGACGTCCAGCGGTTGCGCGCCCAACTGTGGACGCCGTGCAAGGCGTTCAACTTCGGCGGGAAGGACAACACCTACGCCGAGGTTGCTCTCGAGCAGCCGACGTTCGTGGACCAGTTGAAGATCATGCAGGCTGCGACGATCGCGGTTGACCGGTCGTTGAAGATTGCCGTGCACGACTCCGACAGCAGCCATGACGACGCGAAGAGCATGTTGACTGGTTTGGCTGCGGCGATGGGCATGGCGTTCCGGGCACCTGAGGGCGCCACGGAATCTGGGTCAATGCCACAGATTCCGTGTGAGTCGAAAGAGGACACCCCGTGACTGTGCTCGAGGCAGTCGACGACATCGATCCCATGTCGCCCATGCAGATCCGCTCCATCGTCCAAGCCGACGCCAGAGTCAACCTCTGGACCGGATCCATCTCCGGCGGCAAAACCGTCGCATCCCTGCTCCGCTGGCTCATCTACGTCGCAACCGCCCCACCCGGCGAGCTCGTCGTCGTCGGACGCACCCGCCAATCCATCGCCCGCAACGTCTTCGGGCCCCTCGCAGACGCAACCCTGTTCGGCTCCTTGGCCAAGCACTCGTCGTACACGGCCGGCGCCGACACCGGCAAGATCCTCGGCCGCACCATCCACGTCATGGGCGCCTCCGACGCCCGCTCCGAAATGGTCCTACGTGGTCTGACCTGCGCCGGTGCCTACGTGGATGAGCTGACGCTGGTCAGCGAGGACTTCTGGATCCAGCTCCTGGGCCGGCTGCGTGTCCCGGGTGCGCAGATCTTCGCCACAACGAACCCTGACGGGCCAGCGCATTTCGTGAAGCGGCAGATCATGGACCGCGCGGGCGAGCTCGGGTACCGGGTCTTCGAGTTCCGCATGTCGGACAACGAACACCTGGACCCGACCTATGTGGCGCAGGTCCACGCCGAGTTCGTCGGCCTGTGGCGTAAACGGTTCGTTGACGGGCTGTGGGTGATCGCCGCCGGCGCGATCTACGACATGTGGGACCCAACCCAGCATGTCGCCCCGGTTGAGTCGTTCCCGCTGATGGAGAAGATCCTGGGCGTGGGCGTTGACTACGGCGACACGCACCCGACGCGGGGCTACTTACTCGGCCTTGGCCCCGACAGTCGTGAAGGCCGCACAGGGCACCGCTTGTACATCCTGGATGAGTGGGCGCCCGGGCATATGACCATCGGCCAGCACAGCGCGTCTCTACGAGCCTGGATCGCTGGTCAGCCTGAACCCTGGCGGCACCCTGACTGGATCGCCGTCGACCCAGCCGCCGCCAGCTTCAAGACGCAGCTCTTTCACGACGGCGTGCAGAACACTCGCAACGCGCACAACAGTGTGCTGCCGGGGATCCGCACCATGGCCGCCCTGCTGGCCACCGGCAAGATCGTGGTGGCTGACACGTGCACCCAGCTGATCGAGCGTCTGCCTGGGTACGTGTGGGACGCCAAGGCCACCGCTCGCGGCGAGGACAAGCCAGTCAAGGACAACGACGACGAAGCCGACGCGCTCCGGTATGGCGTCTACACGACCCGCCTTGACTGGCGGCACCTGATCCCACTCGCCCCCGCCCTGCCTGGCGCACCGGGCGAAGACCCTGACGGAACGGAGACCTGACGTGCCGCTCCCCCTGAACAATCCCGTGTGGCCACCCGTCGAGCTCGCGCAGATCACACCCGTCCTCACCGCCTGGTCCGCGTGGTGGACGGGATCACCCGACGCGTTGCGCAACGCCTACACCATCAACCGGCAGGCGACGATCGACAGGCCGTCGCAGTACCGTGGGGGCGTCGCCGGGAAGCTCGCAAGGTTCTACTGGGGCCGCCCGATCGGCGACTTGCGGCAGACCCACGACCAAACCCACGTGCCGCTGGCCGCTGACCTGGTCCGCACTTCAGCGGACATGCTGTTCGCGGACCCGCCCACGTTCCGGGTCGACGACAAGTCAACTCAGGCCCGGATCGACGAGGCTGTCGGCGACTACACGTACGCCACCCTGTCCGGTGCGGGCGAGGTCGGTGCCGCCCTCGGTGGCGTCTATCTGCGGGTTGCGTGGGACAAGGCTGTGGATAGCAACGCGTTCCTGTCTGTGGTCAACGCCGACGTCGCCTGGCCTGAGTTCTCTTGGGGCCGGTTGCGGGCTGTGACGTTCTGGCATGTGGTCAAGGACACAGGCACTCTGGTGCTGCGTCACCTTGAGCGCCATGAGGTCGACACCAACGGTATCGGCCTGATCCAGCATGGCCTGTACTCCGGCACCGCCGACCGGCTCGGGCGCCTGATCCCTCTCGAGGACCATCCCGCCACTGCCGGGCTGGCTGGCGCGGTAGACGAGTTCGGGTACATCACCAGCGGGCGGACGCCTGGCCTGAACGTGGTGTACATCCCCAACTGTGAACCGTCGGTGGCCAAGGCGTTCTTTGGCCTGCCTGCCGCCGCAGGGTGGGGCAGCAGCGACCTGGACGGTGTCGAGCCGATGCTCGACAACCTCGACGAGGTGTACTCGTCCTGGATGCGTGACATCAGGTTGGGCAAAGCCCGGATCCTGCTGGCCCGGTACATGCTCGACGACCAAGGCCCCGGCATGGGTGCAGCGTTCAACGCCGACCAGGAGATCTTCACGCCCCTGAAAATGGCTGCCGCTGAGTCTGGTGACGCGCCGATCACCGACATCCAGTTCAAGATCCGGTTCGCCGAACACCAAGCGACGGCGCAGGAGTGGACCGAGAAGATCATCCGCTCCGCCGGCTACTCACTGCAGACCTTCGGGGAGGCCGGGGATGTGGCGATGACGGCCACTGAGGTCAACGCGAAGGAGTCCAGGTCACTGCGGACCCGGGACCGGAAGATCAGGGCGTGGCGGCCCGCGCTGGCTCAGATCATGGGCAAGCTGTTGACTGTCGACGCGGACGTGTTCGGTAAGTCCGTGAACGTTGACGGGTTGGAGGTCGAGTTCAGCACCGGGTCCCAAGACAGCCCGCTTGTCTTGGCACAGACGGCGATGGCGTTGTCCACCGCTGTTGCCGCATCGACGGCGACGTTGGTCGCGTTGGTGCACCCCGACTGGGACGACACGAAGGTCAAGGAAGAGTGCGACCTGATCCTCGCCCAGCAAGGCATGGCGGTCCCTGATCCCACGACAGTGCGCCCGATCGGGGCTTAGGCTCAACCCATGCCGGTCTCTCCGGACTTCGCTGCAGGGCTCGCCAAGGACGTCCTGGCGATCTACTCCCAAGCCGAAGAGACGCTGTTGGAGCGCATCGCGTCACGTCTGGCGCGAGGTATCACGGCACCCAACTGGGCCGACGTGAAGCTCTTGGAGATCCAAAGGCTCCGCGTTGAGACTGAACAGGTCATCGCTGACCTGGCTGCCGGCAGTCATGACGCGATCGAGCACGCTTTGCGGATCGGGTACAACCGGGGTGTCGCTGCTGCTGGGGCTGACATGGCTGCCGCAGGGTCTTCGCCGGGGATCTCGTTTGGGCGGGTCAACGAGCACGCGGTTACTGCGTTGGTCAAGGCGACACAGAAGCGGGTCGACTCGACGCACTTGCGGATTCGCCGTTGGGCGACCGACGTGTACACCGACGTGGTGCACCAGAGTGCGGGGCAGGTCATCACCGGGGTTGAGACCCGGCAGCAGGCGGCACGGCGGGCGCTGGCCCGGTATGCCAAGCGTGGTGTGACAGGGTTCGTCGACAGCGCCGGGCGCGGGTGGGACTTAGCCACATATGCCGAGATGTCGACGCGCACGGCCGCGGGGCAGGCTGCGGTGCAGGGCCACATGGACAAGCTCATTGAGAACGGCCTGGATCTGGTCATCGTTAGCAACGCCCCGGAAGAGTGCAAGCTGTGTCGCCCATGGGAGGGCAAAGTCCTCTCACTGAAGGGCAGTCCGGACTACCCGCTGATGTCCGACGCTGTGGGCAAGGGGCTGTTTCACCCGAACTGCCGCCACAGCGTGAGCTTGTATCAGCCCGGGATCACGAAGGCCCCGACGAACACCGAGGACCCTCAGGGCGACAAACTGCGGCAGCGGCAGCGGGCATTGGAGCGGTCGGTGCGGTCTGCGAAGAAAGACGAGATTGTGGAAAAGGCGTGGGAGACGTCGTTTGCGAAGGATAACCCCAGGGGTGTCCCGAACCCGTTCACTGCCGCAAGGGTCAAGGCGTCCGCGCATACGAAGGACGCGCGAGGCACGTTGCAGGAGTTCATCGTTGGCAACGACCGCAAGAACTTGGCCTACCGGACGAGCCTGTCCGCTCGCTGAGTTACTGAGTTACTGACTTCCCGGCCTGGAGCCGGGTCGAGCACAACCCCCCTTGATCCGGCCTGGCGCCGGAGAATCGAGTCACCCCGTCATGCGCACACGTCTGCACAACACTCGCCACCTCGGCATGCTCTTCAACGCCCCCGAAGGCGACGGTGGTGCAGCTGGTGGCGGCGACGCAGCCGCTCAAGCTGCTGCCGCGCAGGCCGCCACGGATGCGGCCGCGAAGACCGCCACGGACGAGGCCGCAGCCAAGACTGCTGCTGACGCCAAGACTGCCGCAGACGCGGAAGCCGCGAAGACCGCCGCTGCGCAAGACGTCAAGTCGCTGCCCGATTGGGCGCAGAAGATCATCACCGAGGCCCGCAAGGACGCCGGAGACAACCGCGTCGCGAAGAACGCCGCCGACGCCAAGCAGGCCGAGTTCATCAAGGCCCTGGCGAAGGCTGCCGGTGTTGTGATCCCGGGCGACGCCCCGCTCGACCCCGCCGAGCTCGCCAAGCAGCTGGAGACGACCGCCGCAGGGAAGAAGTCCGCAGAGGTTCGTCTCGCCGTGTTCCAGGCAGCAACCACCGCGGGTGTGAACCCGGTGGCGCTGCTCGACCGCAACTCGTTCACCAAGGTCGTAGAGGGGCTGGACCCCACCAAGGCCGACTTCAACACCAAGGTCACGGCAGCCATCACGGCCGCGGTGACCGCAGACCCAGCACTGAAGGCCACCCTGGCGGCGGTCCGTAACAGCGTCAACCACACCGGCGGGACCGGCGAGGGCGCGAACAAACCCCAAACCCTTGACCAGGCCCTCGCGGGCCACTACGGCACCTAACCGCGCCGGACAGGAGCACCAACCATGATCACCCTCGCACAAGCCATGCTCAACGCGCAGACCGCGCTCGACGTCGCGGTCATCGACGAGTTCCGCACCAACCCCCTGCTCGACCTGATGGTCTTCGACGACTGCGTCAATCCCGCAGGTGGTGGCGCCACGTTGACCTACGGGTACCGCCGCCTCATCACCGCACCGACCGCCGCGTTCCGTGCCATCAACTCGGAGTACACCCCGACCGAGGTCACGACCGCGCAGTACACCACCGACCTGAAGCCCCTCGGCGGGTCGTTCCAGATCGACCGCGTCCTCGCGAATGTCGGCGCGGCCGCCTCCGGTGAGGTCGCCCTGCAGATGAGCCAGAAGATCAAGGCCGCGCAGGCCAAGTTCGGAGAGGCCGCCATCCTCGGCGACGTCGCCGTCGACGCCGACGGGTTCGACGGCCTGGCCAAGGCACTGACGGGCTCCACGACCGAGGACACCACCGCGATCGACCTGTCCGGTGTCCAGGACATGACGTGGGCGTTCAAGGTCCTCAGCACCGTCGACGACCTGCTGTCCCTGATGGACGGGCCGGCATCCGCGCTGATCGGGAACCGGAAGCTCATCAACATCGTCCGGGCTGCTGCCCGGATGACCTCGCAGTACACGCAGACCCCTGGCCCGCGGGCGACGACGATCGAGAAGTACGGCTCCGCCGTGCTCGTCGACGCAGGCCTGGTGGCAGGCTCCGGCTCCGACGTGGTCGTCGTCAACGCCGCCGACCCCGACGGCGCTGGGGTCCTGACCGCCGGCTCGACCGCCCTGTACGCGGTGCGGATCGGCCTGGACGGTTTCCACGGCGTGTCCGTGGCCGGTGGGAACATCGTCAAGCAGTACGCCCCGGACTTCACCATCCCGGGCGCTGTGAAGACCGGTGAGGTCGAGCTCGGCCCCGTGTCCGTGGTGCTGAAGCGCACCAAGGCTGCTGCCGTGAAGACCAACATCAAGGTCTTGGCCTGATCGGCACGTATCAGGCGTGACCTGATCCCGCGGGTACGACTCACTTTCGTGCCGTGCCCGCGGAGCCACAACACCTCTTTGATCCCTCACACCTACGCCCTTGGAGGGCAGCATGGCCACTATCCACAGCCCCGCCAAGGGGTTCACCGGCAAGACCTCGTTCGGCCCGCTCGTGATCGAGTTCGAGAACGGCAAGGCCAC